AGATTAAATGAAATTTGAATACAAAAAAATAGAAGATTTTTTAGATTAAATGAAATTTGAATACAAAAAAATAGAAGATTTTTTAGATTAAATGAAATTTGAATACAAAAAAATAGAAATAAAAAAGTTATTTACTAATTTTTTTATTTAAATATTATTATATTATTTATAATAGGTTATAAAAAAATGTTAATAGATACATATTTCGATTATCAAATCAAATATGAGAATATATATGGTATTAATACAGTTGTGCTTATGGAAGTTGGAAGTTTTTATGAATTATATGGTGTTGATAATAAAAAAGAAAAAATAGGAGACATAAAAAAAATTACTGATTTACTAAATATTATTCTCACAAGAAGAAACAAATCAATTATTGAAAATAGTAGGAAAAACAGTCTAATGGCTGGGTTTCCATCTGTTTCTTTAAAACGATATTTAAACATTCTAATTAATAATGGTTACACTATTGTATTAGTCGAACAAGTTACGCCACCGCCAAATCCTAAAAGAGAGGTAACACAAATTATAAGTAATGGTACTCAAATAGATTATATAAATCAAGCTGATTCAAATTATTTGTGTTCAATATATATTAATCAAGATACATGCATAAAAACTGGTTTACCTGTTTACTCTGCCGGTGTCAGTATTGTTGATATTAGTACTGGAAAATCAGTCATTAATGAGTTTTATACTAAAAAAAATGATAATAAAGCATTTATTGAAGAGCTAATACAATACACTGAATCATATTCCCCCAGTGAAGTTATTGTTAATCTTACTAATGTGGATGCAATACATAGAAAGGATATTATATTAAATATTCCTAATAGAACATATCATTTTTATAAAGATAATATTGACAGAACTTTATTTAAACTTAGTTATCAACAAAAATTCTTTGAAAAAATATATGTTAACATTTATAATGAATGTGGGGGAATAAATATTTTTGAATTTTTAAATATTGAAAAAAAAGAAATGGCCAGAATTAGTTTAATTCTATTATTAGACTTTGCTTATAAACACAATGAAACTGTAATTGAAAAATTAGAAAAACCTTCTATATGGGATAGTGGTAAGCATTTGATATTGCATAATAGTGCGATATATCAGCTTAATGTTATTTCTATTGGAAATAGATTTAATAATAGTGTAAAATATAATTCATTATTTGATGTTATAAATAAGACTTCTACACCAATGGGAAGAAGATTATTAAAAGATTATTTACTACATCCAATATGTGATAGTAATATTCTTGAAAAAAGATATAATATTATTAATTCTATTATTGAATGTGATAGATCAATACTTATTAAAGATCAATTATCACTTATACCTGATATTGAAAGATTACATCGAAGGTTATCATTAACTATATTACACCCGTGTGAATTTGTAAATTTAAATTATGCATATCAAGTTATTACTGATTTAAACAAATGTCTTAATGATTGTAATATTGTTGGAATAAATATTAATGAAAATATTTTAAAAAACTTTAATAATTTGATTACATATTATGAAAGTGTATTCAATGTTGATGATATGATTAAATTTAATATAAATGATATATCTGAATCTATTTTTATAGAGGGTAAGTATAAAGAAATTGATGATTTACAAAATGAAATTTATTCATGTAATAAATATTTTAGTGATACTGCGATGAAATTATCAGGTATTGTTGAAAAGTATAGCAAATCGAATAATAAAAAATATAAAAAGACCCAAAAAAAAAGTAAAATATCTAAATTTCATAGTTTTAAAAAGAAAGATGTTATTGATACAGGAATAGATACTGGAATAGATACTGGAATGGATGACAGTAAAGATAGTGATGAAGATAGTCTATCAAAACATAAAATAAATAATCATAAAAATGAAGTTGTCAAAATGGATTTTACAGAGAGGGACGGATTTTTCCTTACTATGACTAAGGCCAGATATAAAATATTAAATGATAATTATTTAAAAAATAATAAACATGATTTTGAAATTAAAAATAGATCAACTAGTGCTGTAAAAATTGTTTCACCAAAAATAACTAATACGTCGCATAAATTAATATCTCTTAGAGAAAAAATGAAATGGACTGCTAAAAAATATTACATTGAAGAATTAGTTAAAATTTATAAAAAGTATGCTCATACAATGGTTGAAATTAATAATTTTATTTCAAATTTAGATTTCTTCAATTCTGGTGCAATAGTCGCTAATACTTTTCATTATTGTAAACCTAATATAATAGAAAAAGATTCTACTAGTTTTCTTAATGTAAAAGGTTTTAGACATCCTATCATTGAAAGAATACAATTCGATACAAATTATGTTAAAAATAATCTAAAACTTGGGTTTGGGTCTGGGTCTGAGTCTGGGTCTGGGTCTGAGTCTGAGTCTGGGTCTGAGTCTGGGTCTGAGTCTGGGTCTGGGTTTGGGTCTGGGTCTGGGTCTGGTTCAGATAATAATAAAGATGGTATTCTATTATTTGGATTAAATGGTGTCGGAAAATCATCTTTTATGAAAGCGATTGGTTTGAATGTTATTATGGCGCAAATTGGTTATTTTGTAGCAGCAGATTCTTTTGAATATTATCCTTTTAATAATATTTTTACTAGAATAAGTGGTGATGATGATATATTCAAGGGTAAATCATCTTTTATAGTAGAAATGTCGGAATTGAGGTCAATTTTAAAATACTCTGATAAAAATAGTTTAGTATTGGGTGATGAAGTTTGTAAAGGTACAGAAGATATTTCTGCATTGTCAATTATTACATCTGCGGTTCAAAGATTTTCTAATAAAAATGTTAAATTTATATTTGCAACACATATGCATAAATTATCTCTTATGAATGAAATAACAGGTTTAAATAATATTAAATTATGTCATTTAGATGTTGAATGTGATGATAATAAAATAACTTATTCTAGGAAATTAAAAGATGGTGCTGGAAAATCAATATATGGTTTAGAAGTTGCTAAATATGTACTAGATGATAGTGATTTTATAAATAATGCATTCGAAATTAGACATTCTATAATGAATAAAGAGATGGATATGAATAATGATATATTACCTAAGAAATCCTCAATTTATAATTCGGAATTATTTATTGATAAATGCTCTATATGTAATTCAACTGATAATTTAGATGTACATCATATTTTATTTCAGTGTAGTGCAGATAAAAATAATAATATTGGTCATGTTTCTAAGAATTCTAAAAATAATTTAGTCGTATTGTGTAAGAAACATCATCAAGATGTTCATAACGGTTGTCTTCTAATAGATGGTTATAAAATGACAAGTAAAGGTAGAGAATTAATATATAAATTTATTAAAGTAAAAAAAAGAAAGAAAAAATATACTGATAAAGTTGATCTAATTATGAATTATAATAATTACACCGTAAAAATTGCTAAATTTAAATTAAATAAAGAACATAATTTAAAAATATCAGAAAATACTATTAAAAAAATTTGGTCAAATTCTTATTAATTATTAATGACCTTAATACCACTACTAGACTTTGCTAATCTAGCAAGTGCTTCTAGTGTTGCGCTATCTGTTGATGAATTATGATTTTCGTCTGTAACATTCTGCTTTAAATTATTCATTGTGTCATCTCCATCGATTACACCCTTTTCAATTAACGTCTTTTCTAAGCTAAATTGTTTTAATGACAATTTAAAAATTTCTGAATTTAACTGCTGAAGAGAATAATTAATATCTCTAATTGCTCTCTTAAATGATGCTGTTGTTCTGTTATCCATTTATATATATATATTAATGAATTTATATATAAAATTTAAACTTACATATTTTTATAATTTATTTAATAAATCTATTATTTGCTTATCTTTTCCATCTAATAATTTATTAATTGCATTAATATTATGTTCATATTCCTTATTATTCTTTTTTAAATTAAATGCTACATCTAGAATATTTTTATGTATCGATAATTCATTTTCACACCACATATTCTTAAATGATGTGTTTATCTTTTTCTTTATTATTTCAATTTCCTCTTTTTCTTTTACAATTTTACTATCTCCTATTTGACTGCTTTCTAATATGTTATTATCTATATCATCCATATTATCTACATTAGTCTGTAAATCATCTAAATCTATTAATTTATTATTATTTAATGATTTATCATCAAATGGATTTCTATTTTTATTATTTTTAACTTTCTTTAATGCTTTCATTAATATATTTATATAATGATCTAATGTATGATATACCAGACTTGAGCTAACACTGCTTTGATAGGCGGACTTTAGTTTTTGTAAACCTCTAATAGCTAATTTTATTAAATACTTTACATCCTCATTTTTACTTTCAATATACCATTCTGATACTGTTTTTATTGGATCATGTAGATTATGTAAATCATTTCTATTATCACCAGAATTCCACCTTAATGTTCCTTGTAATAAAGATGCATCATTATAACTTATCTTATTTTCTAATATACTTAACTTTGTTCCATCAAATTTAAAATACAATACTGATAATCTTATCAATGTTGAGTAAGGGTCTAATATTTTTTTTGTTTCCATATCTGGTAACATTGATGTAATTAATTTTTGTCCGGTTATTGTCATTTTCAACCAACTTATTGCACTAAGCATTTTATATATATATATAAAATATAATATATAAATTTTTATAATTTATAACTTAAAAATTGATTTATTATATTATAATTATATTATAATTATTTAAATATAATATACATACTATATATTATAATGATTATTCCTGTTCGCTGTTTTACATGTGGAAAAGTACTTGCCCATTTATGGGAAGATTATCTTCAAGAATTGCAAGATAAATATAACATAGATGAAGAAGCTTTGAAAAAAAGAGAATTTGTCGGAAATATTAATGAAAAAAGTGCTGAAGCTATAACTATGGAAAAAATGGGTATTAAAAGATATTGTTGCAAACGCATGTTCCTATCTCATGTTGAAATTTTCCAAGATATTTAATTTATTTTTTTGATTTACGCTTTGTGGTTTTGCGCTTGGTTTTGCGCTTTTTGGTTGTTTTACGCTTTTTGGTGGTTTTGCGCTTGGCTTTGGTTTTGCATTTCTTGGTTACCTTGCGTTTCTTGGTTACCTTGCGTTTCTTGGTTACCTTGCGTTTCTTAGTTGTTTTACGCTTCTTAGTGGTTTTGCGTTTTTTTGCACCACCTTTCTTAATGTCCTGGAATAACTCTTTTGGAATATTTAAACCTTTGTACATTGCAACTTTTTCAAAAAATCCACCTGATCTTTTTGTTTTACTTAACATTTCTATATTTTTTACACCAAGTATTCTTACTATATTTGGTCTTTTTGAACCACCTGTTTTATTTCCAATATCATATTTAAATGGTAACATTTGTGATGTAATTATTTTTCTAACCATATCGGTACTATATATTATATTAATATATTATTTTTATTTGTCTTTTATTATTATGTGCTATCAAATTCATTCTCTATATTTTCATCATTCGGAAATTTTTGTCTATATTCTCTAACAGTATTTTCTGCAAAATAATGATATGCGCTTGAATACTTCTTGACAAAATCTGTAAAATCTATATATGAATCCTTTTTATCATATATATCTAACATTCCTTCTTCACAATACATTTGCATATTTGTATGTGTTTCGATAACATCTCCCCCAAATTTATTATAATATTCGTACTCTGGATCTTCATTTCCTAAACTCTTATAAAATACCATTATTCCATCCTCTTTTTTTTCATTATTCTCTTCTTCATTGGATTCATTTTTAGATACTGTATTAGATACTGTATTAGATACTGTATTAGACACTGTATTAGACACTGTATTAGATACTGTATTAGATA